GAAACAGATGAGCAAGGAGCGCCTATATTCTTAAGAGAAGGAGACACTAAGCCACAAGGGTCAGTTCTTTACATCAACAAAACGCAAGACGTTAAGAAAGTAGCTGTTTATGCTAAAATGACTCTTGAGATGTTAGAGGATTTACCTCAATTTGTTTCTTTCATCACTAGAAACTTAGAGCGTCGTTTAGACATCGTAGTTGAAAACCAATTATTCAACGGTTCAGGTTTAGGAGACAACTTGACTGGACTTGACTCTTATGCAACAGCGTTCACAGGTGGAGGTTTAGCTGGTAATGTAGATGACGCTAACGAGTTAGATGTTATTGAAGCTGTTGCGCTACAAGTGAAAGAAGCAAACGGAATGCCAGAGGCGTTATTCGTGCATCCTTCTACAATGGCGAAAATAAGATTAATCAAAGATACAGTTGGGCGTCCAATTTGGAAAGACTACGTTACGCCAGCAGGAGAGTTTGTTTACTCAGGTTTAAGAGTAATTGAAACGTTAGCGGTTACAGAGGGTAACTTTGTTGGTGGTGAAACTAGCGTAGTTAACGTACTTAACCGTTCAGGTTTACAAATCCAAATCGGACTTGACGGAAACGACTTAACGCAAAACAAACAAACAATGGTTCTTGAGAAGCGTTTGGTACAATTTGTAAGTGCAAATGACACTAACGTATTAATCAAAGGTGACTTTGCATCAGCAATCACAGCTATTCAAGCAACATAATAATTAATAACCAAAATCAGGGTGCATTCTTAGGGGTGCGCCCTTTTGGTGGTAAAAGACGTTAAGAAATGAATGTAATTATTATTCCAATTTATAAAAGAATACCTTTAGCTTTAAGATGCGTTAACAGATTATTAGAGCAGTCAAATATATTAAACTTTGATGTTGTTTTAGTAGGTGTTCAAGAAGATTTAAAGCACTTCTCTAACGATTGTATTAAGTTAGAACACGATAACCCAGTTAGCGACAAATTAAACTACGCTTTAGAGCATTGCAAAGATTATGATAAGGTAATGATTTGGGGAAGTGATAACTTCGCAAGTGATAACGCTATTGAAAGGCTGTTTAAATCTAAAGCTAAAGTAGTTGGTTATGATAGTATTTATTTTCATTCTGTTAAGACTGGCAAATGGTCAAGGTTTAAACAAAAGTCAATGACTATTGGAGTTGGTAGAACATACAAAAAAAGCGTGCTAGAAGCGTTAGACTACAAGTTATATGATGAAGGATTAAATAAAGGTTTAGACAGCAACTCACGCCAAAAATACGACAAAGAAACAGTATTAAAGCTAGGTAATAATTGGTTGTTAGATGTAAAATTTGAGCAAAATATAACAGCGCATAACATTGTTGAGTTAGGCGAAGAGTGCGAAGCAATTAGAGAGTTAGATTTTAGTGATTTAGTACCAACAGATAAAGAACAAGTAGGTTTTAAAAACGCACGTAAAACAATTAAACAATTAGTGTTTATTGAAGTGCTTAAACCATTTGCAGGTATGGATAAAGGAATTAAAAAACGCATACCTTTAAGAGTAGCAAAAACATTAATAGAACGTAATTTAGTTAAAATAGTATCATGATAGTATTACCTAGTGATTTTGTTGGAAAATATGCTATTACGCAAAAGTATAATAGCAATGATATCGAAGTACTTATTGAAGAGAATGAGGAGCAAATAATATATGAATTGCTAGGTGTTGAGCTTGGGAATGACTTATTAACAAATTTAGGTTCCTTAACTTCAAACTTGCAATTCATTTACGATCCATTCGCAGTAAACTATATTCCGAAATGCGGTTTAGATACAATTTTAGTTAAAAGTGACGGTATAAAAGTGATGCTGTTAAATATTTTAACAGGGCACTACTATTTACCGCAATACGGAACGGCTACGAGTGAGGATAAAGTAAAGCTAAAACCAGAGGGGGGAAGTCTAATAAATGATGACTATACTAATAACTACAAGTTATACAATAGAGGTATTTATACTTTTAGAGCTATACAAAAGTATATAAAAGAGAACGAGGACACATACCCAACATTTGAGGGAGTTGATAAACAAACGGCATGGCTAATATAATATCCGAAATAATCGAAAATGAAGTTATAGCTAACTTAGATAATAAGCTAAGAGTAGTTAGTGCTGGAGCTGTTATTGACGGTGTTCAAACTATTGAAGTGTGCAACGTTAAATGGCTACAGTTATATAATCAATTTAATAGTGGGGTTGTGGTTGATAGCATTACAGGTAATAGCGTTAATGTTCAAGTTACAACCCCTATTGAAGTTGGTCAAGTGCTAGAGATTGAAAAGCCTAAATTCTTTCATGGCACACCACTAAACACCGTACAGGAATGGCACGAGTTTAGCACGAACGAAAAAGAAAAACTACCTTTTATATGGCTAGTCACTCCAACAATAGACAATTATCAAGATAGGCGTAATACAATAGATATTATAAGCGACTGTAAACTATTTTTTGTTCATTGGTCTAACTGGTTAGAGTTAAATCAAAACAGGGTAAACGATACTATTAAACCACTTCACAACCTAGTTGACGCATTTGTATCTAAATTAAACAATACACCAACTTATTTAGATAAGTTAGACAGCAACGGAACTCGTAAAGAATACCCAAAATTTGGAACGGAAACAAGACAAGGAATAGAAGAAGTAATAATGAATAGCACGTTGGGAGCAATTTCACTTGATGTTAATTTAAAAATAAAAAAGTCACATTATTGTGAATGTTAAAAACATTGTGTTAAATTTGTAACTATGTATTAATTAATAAATAAAAAATAAACAACATGGCAAAATTTTGTGAATGTACAGCAGGCGGAGAGAACCTAGGTCAATCCGTATGCGACGCGATCTTAGCATCAGCGAATAAGATGCTATTTAAAGAAAAATTGAATGCAGATGGAACGAAAGCAGGAATTGACTTTTCTACTTCGCCATTTGATTTAACAGCTTGGAACACTTATCTACAAGCAACTCCAATGAAAAACCGCTATTTATTAGGGGACGGTGTTGATGACTACTCTTTTGAGATGAATGAAAGAGAAGCAGTTGAAACAGCTAATGCAGTATCGTACAAAGTGCGTGACGGTCATATTGATGTCACTTATAACATCTTTGGTACTAAAGGAGCTTCAACTAAGCTATTCCAAAAATACAAAGCGTTAGAATGTTTGGACTTAGGTATAAACATTATTGATGACAAAGGACAAGTAGCAGGAGTTGAGGATGGCGATAACTTACGTTTGATTCCGATTGACTCTATGCAAGTACGTTACGGTGCTCAGTTGAATAGTGGACAAATTGCACACGTAATTGTGACGTTTAGAATTCCTCACACGTTTGACTTTGGAACAGTAAGATTATACCAAGCAGGAACTGCAGATTACAACCCTTTAGATTTACGTCCTATCGTAGATTTGGAAGGAGAGTTTGCAAGCACACCAGCAAATACTGATACTACATTAGATGTTAAAATTGGTATTCCTTCTTCTAAGTTTGGTTTTGATCCATATACAGGTTTAGCAGTTGCTAACTTTACAGTTACTGCGGACGGTTCGCCAAATGCAGTAACAGCGGTTAACGAAACAGCGGATGGAGAATATACGCTAACGTTGACAAGTGCAGTGAACACTGGAGAAGTAATTGCAGTTGCGTTAGATGTAACTAATTATGAAATGGCGCCCTTTAGTGTAACTATTGCATAATGTATAGATACTCATTTAATGATGAATGGCTCAAAGCTACGTCGATAACAAAGATTAAAAAGGCTTTTAAGGGCGATAAGCTGAAACTTAATTTAGCGTTACAACGTAGAAGAGAGTTAAAAAAATAACGTTAAGAGGGGGGGTGTTAAAACTCCCCTTTTTTTTGAATATGTTAAAAAATACAGTTATAGGGGAATTGGTTAACAAGATGCAACAGCTTGACGAGGTTAAGCTATGGGTGCAAACATTGTCTAAACAGGATATTCAATTAATGATAGAAGAGTTTATTAAGATAAGGCTTCAAAAAGGGCAAATGCCTGACGGCTCAAACATAACCAACTTAATCACAGGCGATGACTTTTACAAGAAAATTACAGAAATTGAATATGCTAAAATAGGGCGACGAATACAAGCAGGAAGCCACTATACTATGAAGCATACAGGAAAGTTTTTTAACTCGATTGATATTATAGATGTAAACAATGATAATGCAACTATTTTCGGAGATGGAGACAAAGGGAATGGAGTTGATTTATTTGAAGTTTATGGCGAAAACTTATTAGGATTAACAGATGAAAATTATAAAATTATTAAAGAGAAAGTTCTCGAAAATTACTTACAAATCATTAGAAGAACAATACTACTGTAGTATTTCAGAGATACCAGTCTACAACTGGAACAAGATTTTTAATGAAAGTGATTTTAGGTATGTATTTAAAGAGTTGCCTAAAAAGTATAAAATGAGTTACGATATTGTGACTTGTATTGATAAACTACAAGACGACTACTTAGAACACTTTGGAACTAGCAAACAGAATAAGCGATACCAACGTCTAAAAATGAACATAACAAAGTTAAAATTAGAATATATTTTAACAAGCCGTAAGCTATTACTAAACGATATTAAATTAATGGAGCGAGATTTAAACGAATTAAGCACGTTAATTTTTTCACAAGATAAGTCATTATTTGACAAAAATCATGTAATTTTACAGAAATGGTACGGTCAGAAAATTGATGTTAAAGAAGTGACAGTACTTGAGTATAACCATATAATCAAAGCACATGAGCAAGA